AATTACTAACCATTCTGCAAATTTAATGGCAAAATTATCGCATATTTCTATACAATCATTTGTGTCAAATTTTAAAAAATGAGGTTTAGAATTTTTTAATACTTTTTCAAACTTGTCTTTTAATTCCATAATATTTAGTTTTAAATTATCCGCTACTTCTTATAACAGGTGTTTGTAAATACCAGCCGAAATTATAGGAGCGTGTAGGCTGGCATCTACAAGCACCGAAACGTTAGGCGTAATTTTTACCACACCTACTACATTTTGAAACTTTTGGCATTCTGCCATCATTAGGTATAAATCCAAATTCGTCTATACAATCTTGCATTTTACAAGTGAATTGATGCCAACCTATTTTGCAAAGTAATCTACCAATAAAACTACGCCTAACATCAGGTTGCTTCAATGGCTTGGTTACGTTTTCTTTTGACATATTTTCGTTTATTTAAAGTTTTTAATTCTAATTAAGTTTATCGGTTAAAGTCGCCACTAAAGCAACCTGCGTACCGTTATAAGATAGCCACACAATCACGTAGATAATGAGAATTGCAATTATTTACACCTTCTAATTCTGAAATACAATACCCTTTTTCGTCTGAAAAATAAGCAGACAACTGACCATCGTCAAAAGATAAAAAACCTATTTTCCCATCAGGCATTTTTAACTTTGTTGTTTCAAAAAATATTTCAATTCCGTTTTTATCTAATTCTTTTGTTGATATTCCATACATAATTGATTTTCTCATAATAATTCTAATTTAAAGCCATCATATAACAAGTGTTTGCCATCAGTGGCAGGCTTGGGTTTTATTTAATTTTAATTCGGAAATATCTAAACTTCCTTTGTATTTGTTGACTTTGTTGTTTTATTTTGTCCCCGACATCAATGTCGGGGACATTTAAGTTGTAAATATTACATCATTTTCTCAATTATAGCTTCTATTCTGCCTTTCATTCCGTGACCTGTAACTTTAAGTACTTCGTGAACTTTCCAAAGTTCGTCTATAATTTCGTTTCTAATTTTATTAATTTCATGCAAATTTTCAGTTGCTAATGCTTCTGAAAGGTTCTCAATTTTTTTAGTTTCTGTTTTCATATTAGTTTTTGTTTCGTGAATTTCTCCGTTTTTTATGTAGTACTTAGGAATATTGTGAGTTGGTATCAATCTTCCTTGCCATTTTTTAGGGAATATACACATATTAAAAGTATTTAGTTTTGTGCATTGATTTGTAGGCTACTTCGTTATCGTAAATGCTGCTATATCTATTTTACCTGTATTACCAAGTTCATATTCTTTTAAAAATTCTTCTGCTGTTGGTATTGTGTTTAAATTTTCCATAACTTCTATTTGTTTTAAATTAATATTTAGTGGTCAGAATGGGACTCGAACCCATGTAACAGTCTTCCATGCAGTGTCTGTACCTTGCCACTCAGTCACCTGACCATTTTCTTCATGTGAGGACACTTATTTATTAGCACCTTTCTCTTATTAAAATACCTTGTTTACTGCTCAGTGTGGTATCAACTGTAATAACTAATAAGAGTTAAGGTCACGTAGTTAATTCGCAGAAAGTTTCTAATGTTTCAGTTCTACCTTATAACTACTTGCTGAGACTCATTTGTGTTGTGTGGAACCATTCATTATCCACCTTAACTCGCATATTCCTTTCTCAAGGGAACAACACATCTAGGATTTCTCCATTACTACCAGAATTGACTTGTTACAGCCTATCTTCATAATACCCTGTAATTCAGGATTAGTATCTTTATGTAAATTTAAAAGTTTTGCTTTTATTAAACTACCGACCCACTAAGTAGACCCACTAAGTAGACCAGGTGAGATTAGAACTCACTTTTTTTAAATTTACAAACCATCAATGTTTAGGGTATATTTTAACTATTTTACATTTTTTACAAACGGTAAAGTACTCCCATTTACTTTTTATTTTTAAATATTAATTTTGCTGAGATATACATCCCAAATATAAAAATTCCTATTCCTAACCATGCGTCGATATGGTTAAAACTCCAGATTGACGTAAATATCAAAAATACTGTTGTTAATGTAATTTTTGTAAATTTATTTACCATAATTTATTTATTATTAAAAACCAACACATCCATCAAGATTGGGATAAGTTAGAAGTTTTACGTTCAATATTAGTAGGAATTATTGAGCACTGCTCCACCATACTTTTCACTTATCTTACTCAATAAACATAACACTTCTTGTAGCGTTAGTGATAGTGAGCTACAGCATTTTATCTCACAGAGCTGTTATCACTTTGTCTACCTTTCTATGTGTTGGTTTATTTTTTATCTTACTGTCTTAACAAATGGTAAACCACTACCACCAGCATAGGTTGATGGTAAAACACCATTCCAACGGTTAATTGTTTTTTCTTGTAACACTTCTGGTGTTAAACCTCTAGAACGAATAATAGATTGTTCTGTTTTTAAAATTTCCAATTCATTCTTTTTCTTTTGTTCTGAAATTAATTGGTCCAATACTGAAATATTTGTATTTACTTCATTACGATTATCAATTTTTTCTTTAACTTTCTTAGAGAAATCTAAATTTAAACTGAAACTGATTAATTCTAAACCAGATTTTTCAAATTCTTTTTTAACAATATCTTGTACATATTGTTCAAATTTTAACGAACCTCCATTCGCCATTAATTGTTCTGTTGTGTAACTTCTAGAAGCCTCTTTAATTACATCATAAATTCTTGGTTCTAGTACGTTATCTTGCAAAGCGGACATAAAATTATCTCCAGAACCTAATCTAGAATTTTGAAATACAACGTCTACTACCCTAGTTTCAATAACTTTAAACGAATATAAAGGTTTTGATGTAAATGCTGTATTATCAGCAGCCTTGATATTTAAAATTCGTTCAGTTCCTTCATCAGTTGTATACTGTCCTCTCTGTTCCCACGCTGGTACTTGGAATAATTCAGTTCCAGGAGCAATCGTAACAACCTTACCTTGTTGTTTAGAATAATCTGATTTACCATTCTTACCATAATTTTCCATCAACACCCCATAATAATTAGGGGCAACCCTTGTTGTACATGAAGTTAACAACACAAAAACCAACATAACACTTAATAATTTTTTCATTTTTTTTTCATTTTTTTTTTATTTTAATTTTTTTATTAATAATTTTGCTGAGATATATAAACCTAACACAAAAACACCTATCCCAACCCAAGCGTCAACGTGATTAAAAATCCAAACAGTTCCGTAAAGGTATAAAAACGATACAATTACAACTTTAAATACTTTTTCCATTTTTTTATTATAATTAATAATTAATAAAATAAATAACACATCCATCAAGATTGGGATACAGCATTTAAGTTAGAGTTTTAAGAAGGATATTACTCCTTACACCATTGCTTTTATCATACTCAACAAAACATAACACTTCTTGATAGTGTTTATAATACGCTAAAATGGATCTTGATACTTGATTCGCCCTTTAGCTTCGAGTATCCTATATTATATTGTCTGTTTTTCTATGTGTTGGTTTATTTTAATTTATTCTACCATGCTGAAGCTTCAGATGATGTACTAGAGGTTGATTGTGTAGGTGCATCAGCAACTAATCTTTCCATCATATCTCCATTTTTACGATTTAATTTTGATGGTGAAGTCTCTGCAGATTCTACAAAATCAAAATATCTTAATCCGATATATTGAGATGGTTTTTGAATAGTACCATAGGTAACAAATACATTTAAAGATTTACCTTCTGAATTATCTTTAATAAGCTTAAATAAGCTATCTAAAGCTTCTTTAGAAGTAGACACTTCAGGAAATACAAAATCTTTAGCAACTACAGCTTTAGCTGCAGATAATACTCTACCTACTGTCCAACGTTCAAGGTCTGCATTTCTTTTAGCGTCATACATTTCATTATTTTTATGATAGTAAAAACCTTGATTTACAAGACCACCATTTACATCTTTAAAAATAAGTTTGTAATCAGGTACATTATCTGCGTCACCTGGTTGTTTTTTCTCAACCGACATTGTTACATTCTCTACTTTACCTGCTACACCATTGTTGAAAATTACAACACTACTTTCGAAACTTGAATCATTTAAATTGAAACTCATATTAATTATTATTTATTGATTATTAAAATTATTTTTTGTTAAAAACTGTTTCTATTTTTAGAAAATACCCTTCTTGGAAACAGTCAAAGCAAGACGCCAACCTACGATTTGGAGATTTAGTGGCACTAAGTTGTGACTTATCTGTCTTCGATCCTTTGTACTTCAGGCTTATTCTTTTACAAAAATCTTATCCCAATGAGATGTGAATTTACCAGTTTCATCAGATTCTAGTACCACGATTTCTCTATTTTTAAGATGCTCAGGTCGAGCACCTACAGTTAAAGATTCTGCAGGTTTAAAGTTGGCAATTGTTTTATTATCTTTTCTATAAAGATATGCAATGGCATCAGATTGTGAACATACAATAGATGACAGTTTACCCGCTAAATCTAAACCTCTTGCTGTCATTTCTTTACCTTCATGCTCAATGATTTTATCTTTAGTATGTCCTGCAATAATCAATGTATCACATAATTGTTCTAATTCATTAAGAATGATTAAAACTGCCTCCCTGAGGGGTCCGTAGCCAGCGCCATTTGCAAGCGTTCTAACATCTGTACCTTTGAAGTTTTTACCCATTGGTGTATCTAAATACAGTTTTAATGCTAAATCTGTAGCATAGTTTTCTTCTAATGCTGAAATAGTATCAATAGTGATGTATTTATATGTGTGACTTTTATTTGATGTGTTAGATTCTTTTAATTTGTCAATAACCATCTTTAAAGCTGCAATAGGTTTTACATTTTCTTTACGAGCAATGTCTAACACATTGATTTTTAAACCTGATACAAACCCTGAACCATCTTCTAAATCTAAAATTAGATTATTTTCAAGACGGCTCAAACTTTCTGTTTTACCACATTTAGGTTGTGAAAATAATATTAACCTTTTAGGGTTAACTCTTGTAGGTTTTGTAACCTTACTTGGTAATTCTACCATATTATACGTTTCTTATATTGTTAATAAATTGTTTAACTTTACTTATTCCCTGACTATCATCAGGAAGTGGTAATTCTTTAAAATAATTGACAGCTCCGTCAAAATACAAAGGACATATTGCACCAGCACCGCCTTCACGACCACCTAATATTTCTAAAAATCTGATATTATCTTTAAAGAAAGTTATATCATATCCATAATAGTCAGGTATTTCGTGTCTAAACGGACTAAATAATCCTAAAATTACGTTTGCATCTCTAGCTGTTAATTTATTATCGGCAAGACCGTCTAATGTAGGTTTAAGTTTGTTAAACTTTTTGTTTTCAATTGATTCTTGAGCCGCGCTCTGCTGTTGAATTACTACAGGTATATAATTAAATCTATTTCTTAATTTAATTAAATAATCTGACGATAATACAGACATACTTTCATGTAATGATAATTGTACACCGTTACGTTTTTCACTTGATATCAATGAAATGTGATCAACTATAATCATAACATATTCATCAGGATCGTTTGGTTCATAATAATCATTTACTTCTGTAAGCTTACCTTCTATTTCAATCGTACGTTTGTGTAATTTACCATTCGCTAATGCATAATCTCTTACAAGATTAAACATTCCAAAACCATGACGTATGTCATCAATAAATTCAACAATTTCTTCTATTTTATCAAAATAAACTTCATATTTTGCAATAATGTCTAATATTCCTTGAGATAAAACGTTATCTGCTTTTGTACTTTTAAGGTCTTTTGGGCTGATTCGTAACCCTTCTTTAACATATAAAATGTTTGCAAATGCGGATAACATCTTTTCTTCTTTAGACATTTCTAATGTAAAATAGAAGATTTTTAATCTAATATCTAGTTTATTATCTATTATTTGTTGTATTGTATTATACAAAAATAACCAATCCGCAATTTGTGTTTTCTTTTGAAATTATACAAACCATGTAGTTTCATCATGACCCATTAACGTTAAAATGTCTTTTAATGAACGTTCACCATTACCTTTTTCTTCAAATTTTGATTTACTATTATTAAAATCAACTAAGTATATATAATATTCTGAAGTGTTATTACCAGACTCATACATTACCCATTTTTGTACATCTGGACAAAATAAAAATCTTAAATGCATTTTATTACATATGGATAAAGGTTTTGTTAACTTTTCAATTTGTGAAGCAATATGTTTTTTTGAAGCATGTGGGTAATAGGTTTTTACAACTGTTAACAATTCATCAAAACTTCTTCTTTTTTTACCACATTGTGAATTTGTACAATGTACATCGTGATAGGTTTCACAAAAAGTATAATTGTAACTGTGTTGACCCTCATCATAACATCTTTTTAAAAAAGAAACAATTTTTTCTCTGGGGTGTTTTTCAACGTTTACATATAATTTCATACTATAATTTAATAATTAATTTAACTTGTTTTATTTATTTAATTTTGGTAGTCGTGGTTATAAAATTAATATTTTATATTTATAGCCTGGACTATCTCTTCATCCACGTAGGATGCTGGACGCTAATAATGTATTACATAACACGCTTGTTAAACCATTTAGTCTCTACACCTTCCTTATAAGATCGTATAAGGCTTGGCACGGTATTGTCATCTTTCAATGAGTTTCACCGTTTTCATCCAGTTTTCATCTAAATATTACTATTTAGCGGAGCAAAACATACCCACTTTACTATTTGCCGAGATAAGGTAATACTTACCTTGTTCTATACCTGGTGATTCTTTCTCAAATCTTGGAAAACCCCATGGTATGCAGTTAATTTTACCTGATAATAATCTATCTCTACGTTCAGTAATAGATTTAAATACTCTATTATAAAGGCTTTTTGGTTTATTTAATAAATCCATACATTATTTAAGTTGTGAGGTCCATCCCTCTGATTTTGTTTCAATCTCATCAATAAAAGCACTTAATTTTGAAGATTCACCGTGAGCATCTTTTTTATAAATAAAATAATCTGCCGCCTGTAAATAAGTGTAATTATTTAATGATTTAATATAAATGTCTGCCGCTTTTAAGATTTGTTCTCGACTGTATGACGGATTTTCACGCATCCATTTTAACATCTTATCTGTACAAGCACCAACACTACCCATACTACCAGGTTTCAAACCTTTCCATTTATTTCTAAATGTTTCTACAAAATCATTTAAATCTGTATTTAAAAGTCTTTCAGATTTTTTTACAACTCTTTTATTTGAAATACTCCCTACTCGATCTATAGATACAAAATCTATAAATAACTTACCTTTTTCTCTAAGTACTACTTCATCTTTATTGTTTTGATTAATTTTAATAAATTGTTTTTTTTCTAATGATTCTAAATGATCAAACGAGTTTTCACGAATTACACTGTCATTTAAATATAACAATGTTGTAAATTCATCAAGACTTAAATCTTGCTCGTTTAATAATTTAAAATCTAATACGAACGCGTGGTTCTTCATAGGCTTATTCTTTATCTATTTTACATATTACACAACCACTAATAATTAAAAACAATATTAAAAATATTGCAAACATAATATTATGATTATTCATCTAAACCTTCGTCTTCATTTAATGAAAATACAAAATCTTCAGCTAACTCTATAGTAACGTGACCTGCACCTTTACAAAGATTACATGTTGTTTTTTCTAATTTTTTATTATTTTCAGAAGGTTCAAGTGTTTCACCAACACCCATACATTTAGGACATACAATTAAGTTTGACATACTTTTAAATTATTAGTTTTTAATTTTTGATAATTGGTTTTTATTCTATTTATATCTAAATAGTCACTAATTGCATGAATACTTAATTCCATATCCAAATCTTGTTGAATATATTCTGCAATTAGTAATGGGTTACTTGTTTGATAATGATTCATTACCAAGTCAACAGCTAAGGCTTGTTCACTATATTTGTGATACGACATAATTAAAAAAGTGACAGTTGATTAAAATTATTTACTTCGTCTATTATTTCTTGTGTTTTACGAATATAATATGAATAATTTATTTGATATTCGTCAAATGGTTTTTCTTTATACTCGTTAAAGATTTCAACACCTTCTCCCACATTAACATGTTGCATTGTACCCATACCATGCTTTTGTTTGAATAAATATGGTTTATTCTTGCTGAAATAATACCTATTAAGTTGTTGCTGAATTTCGTTATTCCAATATACCACATAGTCTTTACTTATTTTATTAGATTTACAATAGTCATAGATGTGTAGGTTGTGTTTATCAGGATTTGATATATATTCATTAGGGGGTATCCCTCTAATATAATATTCATTCAATGCCTTAGATATAATTAATTCATTACATGAATCACCTAATGGTATTTCTCTTTTATTGTCCTCATTAAAAGGTAATTTGAAAAAACCTTTACGTTTTATTTTACCACCACCTGTTTCACAAATATAATTATTGACATTTTTATAAATGATTTTATTATAATTCTCATGTTCAAATTCAAGATTAAATTTTCGAGCTGTAATATCTAAAATATCTTGATATTGTTTTAACATATGCATAGGTACTAACACTTCAATTCCGTCAGTATTTGCAGAGACAACTTGCCATTTGTTAATAATACAAATTTCAATACATTTAGTTAAAAATATTTGACCTATTAATCGTAATCTCATTGCACCTTCAGGATAATATAACCAGCTATGGGAATTATCCAATAAACCTGATGTTGAATTAAGAATAAGTTTAAGAAATGAATCTTTAGCTTTATTTTTATTACGTTTAGCCTCAATACGTTCTGTTTTTACTTGTCTGTATCGATCTAACACTTCAGGTTGTCTAATACATCCATAATTTAACATTATATTTGGATATAGTGCTTATATCCTTAATCCAGTATGTTTCCATCTGGCTGGACTATATCATTATTTAAAACTTTAACCCATTTAAAACCATACATTGATGGTTTTTCACCACTACAACACGCGTAAATATTATGTACTTTATAGGTGGGATTATCAATTATAATATCCTTTACCTTTTTCCATTCTTTTATTAGTGTTGTACCGTTTTTAGAATATTGTAAAATTGTGTATTTTGTGTGAATATCCGATACCTTTTTCTTCATTTGTTCTTTTATTTCTGGATTTTCTTTCCAAAATTTAGATGAAGATTTACTTATTTTAATTCTTTCTTCAGGATTTTCATATCTTTTTTTATGTGAAATACTCATTTTAATACGTGTATTTTCATGACAAATCATATTTGTAGAAGAATCTCTTCTCAAATTGTATCCTAATTTAGAATCTGTTGTTTTGTAAAAATCTATCCAAAACAATTCTTTTTCTTTAATTATTGATTCAAAATCTTTAATATTTTTATCAATAATTTCAAGTACAAAATATTCAAATTTTTCTTTTCCGTATTTCCACCACGCATTTATAAAATATTGATTTTCTCTTTTGGGGTCTTTAGCGTTAAGTCCTCCAATATGATTATATATTCGTTGTCTAATATTTATAGATTTTCCAATATATTTTTTATCCGTTTCAATATTTCTAATGCAGTAAATACCACAAAGACCCTCATGTAATTTATTTGTTTTCATATAAAATTTTATTTTATACAAAGATACATTATTTTGAGGTAATATCCTAATTAATTAGGGTAAATTTTACATAAATTTTATATTACTATAGCGTTTATGTGTTTTAAATACTTCCTGTTTAGTCTCTGAACCTTTATCCCATTAGGACACTTGGCTGCGGATTGACCAATCTTTATCTTTTTTACTATACTGAGGTAATTATTCTCACCACATAGTATGTTACCACCTATGTTTAGTAGATAAAGCTCTAAGGTTATTCCCGTCAATTTAAGAAGTTTTAATTGCGCCACTTTAACGCAATATCTGAGGTCATAATTTGTAAATCATTATCTGTATAATATTGTTCATTTTCATTAACAGAATGAAGACCTCCAATACCATATGTTAATCTAATATTTGTATTATTGTAATTAACTAAAAGTTCTTTACTGAATGTATCTTTACCATTTAATATTTCTAACCATAAATTTTGAAATATTGGTAATTTAAATTCAGGGTCAAAACCTTTTAAGATTTCATTTAAATACAATGTAGGTTTTTCATATCTTGTATTTCTGACTTCATTTATCTTTCTAGATGTTATCTTACAATAATCTGATAATAAAGCTTCTGATGCAATTTTTGGTGCATCCCAAGACCAACAATTTAAATTATACTCTTTAATAATATTACCTCTTAAACGAATTTCTCCCTCCATTTCTAAAGTTAATAATTCTAATATACCTAAGTCGTGGGTATAATTATAATATCTTAACTTAGGGAGATCTTCTAAAGATAATATAGAGTTTGGTTTAAATGGTAATTCTTGTACAACAGGATAACCTAATTGAATACCTAAAGATTTTAAACTTATCTTTTTAGAAATTCTTAACATTTTTGACCAATATGCAAACAAATCTATATCAATCCATTTAGATTTCATATATTTAATTTGTTTAACATCTTCGTCAAAAATGTCATCTATTATTTTATCTGAGAAATATTTTAATTCTAGACATATATTTGAATATCCTAAGTACTTCAAATTTTCATAATTTTTAACTAAATACTTGACAACCATGTTATCGTAATGTAATCCGTTAAAACTTATTAAAAATCCAGTATAACTTTTAAAAAATCCATATATTTTATCTATATCGTTTCTTTCTTCAGATATTTCATAAAATGTAATTTCTTTAGTGACGAAATCTTTTATACCAACACAGAAATAATTTTTGTAACATTCTATATCGTATAGTTTTTTATTCATCGTAGTGGTGTAATACTTCTTAAATCATATTTTATTAATTTAGCTTTTGAGAATTTCTCAATTAAATAACTTCTCACTTCTTTTTGAGTTTTAAAAGGTTTAACAAATTGTTTTTCGAACATATATAATTATTTAAAGGTTACTTAATAAATAATAGAGCTTAACATACTACTTATCCTACTCTATTTGGTAACACTGAGCTGTTACAGGGAAATCCGTGAGTTGTAAACCTCCGATTTCATGATAGTATATTTGTTTACACTCAACTATCCCATACTTTTAATAAAATAATAGTGTAGGTTGTTAATCTACATTTCCGTTAGGGTTTTACACTTAAACTAACTATTATTTCTCACCATTTACACGGATGGTTGTATTTTTGATTTAATTTGTATTTCCATATATAACTATATGATTATCTTATAATATTTTTTATTATTTCTTCAATTTCAGATCGTTGTTCAGTTGTAAATAATGGTTGTTTAATTTTAGACCATTGATTTAAACTTTGATTTAAAAATTCACCATACCAACCACTCAAGTTTCCTTGAATAATTTCAAAATCTAAAGAATTATTTTTAACTCTAAAAGATTTTATTTTACAATCTTTTTTACCCCAACCTTCATTTAAAGCTACAATATCACCAACTGTAAATATTTCACCGTCACTTAAACGTTTAATTGAATGTATTCTAGCATTATCACATTTTAACATAGCTTCAATATATCCACAACCATAATTAGAAACATCTGTTATTGTAGGCTTTATTGTACATAATCTAGCTAAAGATAATATTTCATACTCTTTTTCAATAACTTCTTCCCAAAATTCAGGATAATCACAACATTTTAAAAAGATAACACCATTACTAGTATAATTTTCAGTGGTAATGATATATCCTAATTTAGGGCTTCCTGGATAGGTTTTAATTAAAATGTATTTTTTCATTGTTATTTGTTTTAAATGTTATTATTTAATTCGTGGAGACGATATTTTAATATTATTTATTAATGTAAGTTCTACCACAAGAAATATCTCGAATTGTAGTGTATGGTAAATTATATTGAATTGCTAAATTTCTTAAATTTAACTTTTCATTATTTTTTCTACGAGTTTTAATAATATTGTAAATAGTTAAAGCTATTTCATTATTTATTAACATGTTTGGTGGTGTATTTCCTTTTTCAAATCTTTTACCTATTGGTACAATCATTCTGTTTTTATTATAACAATCTTTCATATTTTCACTTTGTGTACCTAAAAATAAATGATTAGGATTGACACATTTACGGTTATCACATTTATGACAAACATTTAATGTTTTATCTGTAATTATACCATACGTTAACTCATAAGATAATCTATGAGAACTATGTGTTTTTTCTTTTGTTTTAAACGCACCGTATCCATTTAATCTGCATGATGCAGTCCATTCCCAACAATCATCTTCTGATTTAATATTTACTTTATCCCAGAATTTTTTAATTTGTTGTTCATTCATAATTTATTAAATTTTAATTATTAGGGTGTTATTTCGTCTCCAAACATCATAGGATATACCCTGAGTTTGGAGACGGTGGGATTCGAACCCACGTCGATCAATGCGTTTGTTATATAATTTTATACAGCTTTTTGTAGTATTTAATCTTTAATGTCCCTTAAACACTACTAAATGTGGACAGCTATGGCAATGTTATACTCTAGCCAGTGTTGAGTTTGATTTGGGATTAGCGCACACGCGAATTCTAATTTACCAAATCATTTTAAACTATGCTGCCATTAATACTTCTTCTTTAGAAGAGTTAATCAATGAAAAAACTTTAGCCATATTGGCTTTTGCTTGATTTTTGCCGTTTAAAATATTCACCTTAGTTTACAGTTATCTCTCTGGCTGAATTATATAATTACTGACACAACCTCAAAGCCAGTCGTCCCCTTATTAATTGTTTAAAGTACAATCATAAACTTATTATTAGAAGGTGACACTTAATGTAATCACCTTCTATAATTTATTATCTTAATGAATCTAACAAGCTCAAACCAATATGTTGAGGTTTTAATTCAATGTCTGATATTTTAGCACTTGTTAGTTTTTTAGATTTGTCATCAAATCTATAATCATTCAATACAAAGTTCCAATATATATTCCACAGAAGATTCATTTCTGGTTTGGATATATAACCTGTTTTAAAGTATTTGTTATTGATTTTAGATAACGCATCTAATTGTACAAGTCTTAAATGTGGTTTCATTTCCACACATAAACATGCTTTTAACATAGATGTTACTTTTAATCCTCTGTATCCTTCTTTTTGTAAATTTGTTACTGTTTTCATTGTTTAATTGTTTATGTTTGAAAATTCAATGTAATTTTGACCTTCGTGTATTCTAAAATAGTTTTCAAATAATTGTAATGCTACTTTAGCACCATCTTTTTCTGAAATACATTCAAATACTTGGTATTCATAACCACCTTTTGTTTTACCCTTGACCACTTCACTTATTACATGATATCTGAACACTTCTGTATCAATATACATCGCGATAGTAGTTTGATTGTTTTCATTAAATACAACTGTCACATCGGTTTCTAATGATTTAGATTCGACGTTTTCAACACTTGTAAAATAACTTGTATATTTTCTTACAAATGTGGATTGTGCGTTTACAGTGATGCATACTAGCAACATTGTAATAGTAATTAGCTTTTTCATAATGTTGCTTTTATAATTAGTTTTAAATCATCTGGATCAGCATCTAGAATAGAAACCATTAGTTTATCTTCAGATTCTGAAGTTTCTAATATATTACTCAAAATTCTTATTTTATCATAAGATAATGTTTTACCTTCTGCAAATACATGAATCTTTTTTATTATTTTAGATAAATCTTTTTTTTCAAATATTGACAAATCAGTATTATCCGATTGCCATCTTCCGTTTGCTATTTTCATCGTGTTTGTGTAAAATGGTTATAATTATTGCGAATACTGTAGTTAGCAGTAATTATTCCAAAATACGCTCAACCAAATCTTCTGCTAATTCTTGTCCGTAAACTGAAAGCATATTTTCAGAAATAAATCTTTGCAATAGTTCAAGCATTTTTTTTGAGTTTGCAAATAATTTAGCATTTGCCATTACTTCTTCTTGTGATAATCCAAAAACGTGAGCAACATTATGCGTATTTACTTCTTTTGAAAATATAATTATTTGCATTAATTCGTCATTGTGTCCTAACAAATCAATTCCTAAATCTTCTTTAAAGTTTCCTTTTGTTCCTTTGAAATCCATCTCGTTTAGTATTATAACTACTGCTAACAACGGTTATACAATAGTTGGGTTAATTTATTAATTTAAAGTCTGTTTTGTGTCGGGATAATTTGTGTTTTCGAAAAAATTACGGATATATTATCCCAACCATCGTATAGCCGTCGAACGTTATTAGTGTTAGTGTTAAAAATAGTTTAATTTCGTACATTGTTTAGTTGTTTTTCCTGTTGTTAATAATCGCAATAATGAATAATACTGGTAATGATATTGGAGCTGTTAATAATAAAAATATTGATTCTGCAGCTTCTTCTTCTGTGATATGTTTATAGTTTATTGTTGATGTTATAAATGCACACATCGTAATATAACATATCCCCGCGTATAAAAGTAATAAAAGCATAATTATTTGTTTTAGTTGTTTAATTTATGATAATAATAATCTGATATCATATGTAAAATGTTTTACAATTGGTTGTAAATTTATTTCCACATTTACAGTTGTTTGTTCGTGTGATGTAGGTACATCCTGTGCAATAATAAATTCATATATTTCATGACTTGTACCACCAAGACCTGTTATCATACCATTTGAAATGTCTGTACGATAAAAATTATTTTCACCTTGTTTGTTGGTGTACATTAGATAAATTTTCTTTTTTAATTTTATCGCAATTTCTAATTCTTTTTTTACACCTGAAGGTAACATATTTATAGGTTGTATCCAATTATTTGTAACACCTGTAAAAATAAATATATCACAATTTTCAACACGACTTTCATTGTAAGGAAAACCTTGTCTCCACATATATGTAGAAATTAAATTATTTGTAGAATTATCTAATTTATATACACAATGATTATAAGATTTTTCCCTGTCAACCATTGCGACAGGGAAGCTGAAATAGACATTCATTACTTTTTATCTTTAAAGTACTTGTTATACGAATCTTGTTTGATTTTTAATTCTCTTTCAAGTAATTCTTTTTCGTATTCTAATTGAATTATTTGTTCAAATCTTTTTTGACATTCGGTCATTGTTAGAGCTTGTTGTCCTTGATTTAGATTTGTGTTTAAAGAGAAGTCTTTAGCTTCTAAAATCTGATCGTTTTTTCTTTCTACTTCTTCTTCAAGACCATCTAATAATGTTTTTTGAAGATTACGTTTAATACGTTTGAAAAAGTCTTCAGCTCTTTCTGATACAGATTGTGATCTCGATAAAATGTTTTTTGCTTCCATGATTATTTATTTGTTAAATTGTTTTTGTTTATAATTATAATTAAATGAATTAGTTAATATGTAATGAATAATAAATAAAATACATTATAAGATTTACTTAATAGTTATATCTTTCAAATGTTCTTGATATGGAATTTATGCAATTTATATCAACTCATAATGTATTTTAATTTTAATATAATCAGTCAACCCAGCATAACCTGTAATTGACTGACTAAAGTGTTGTTATTAATCCTCTGTTAAAGGATTATCATGAATACAATCTTCTGAATTGTATACCATGCATATTTCACAATAATAATCATTTTCCATAATTTTGTTATTTAGTTAGTTTAATAATAATGGTAATATATACATTGAATCTAATAGTGCACATATTGCAAAACAATATGTTTTTTGTAAAATAGACATCTTCTCGTCTAAAGCTGGTATTACACAGATTGTAATCATGATTTTGTTATTTAGTCAGTTAATAATTTGTTTTAAAAATAAACTCTACAAGGTTGCACCTTGAATTACACCAGATATAACTATACAGACTGTATTGTGTTACCAGCAATTGGATAGAGTTTTGTTAAACATATAACATCTCCAGGAGAAATACTACACTACTAGACTTAATCTAGGTTCAAAAGAGTGCTGATTATATGTTTTATTGTAAATAATTAGTATCTAAATACTATTTGTAGGATGAAATATGCAATAATACACACACCCAATGCAATCTGATTATTCTGTTTTGAAAGTAATTGTTTTAACATAATAGCTATATTTAATTATTGAATGATTAATTAATTGTGTGAGAGTAATGGTTGAAATGTTGTGTGGAGTTTTAACACAACATATACAACATCACTTTTATTGTGACAACATATAACTTATAAAGTGACAAACACTAATATTTTTTTGTGAGACGTTTTACATAGGTACGCTAAACATACGCAAACAAACTAACGTAATGTAAATAACATAACGATAAACGCAACCAAAATAACTCAATATATTACGTACTAAAAGTCAAAAAATATAAGGCACCCGAAGGTGCCTATATATCTATGCTTCAGCCTTAACAGTACTTGCTTTAGCAAGAATGTCTGTAAGACTACGTTTCTTCGCAACAACTGCTTTAGCAGGAGTGTACGATTTAGGCATAAGAACCTCTGTCTCAACACCCTCAATGTCAACAGTAACCATATGACATACAAGTGTTCCAGGAACACCTTTAGCTAAATCCTGCGCTTTGTCAATAGACATACGCATAGTAAGCTTATGGTTAGAAGCAGACTCGAAATCTTCATTCTTGAAGTCCTCTACAGATTGTTGAAAACCATATTCACTAACAGCTTTGAAGCTAACAATAGCAAATTCAGTACCGTCTTCCCAAACAAATGGTTCTCCGTCTCCGTCAGTATAACCAACGTGAGTTACTTCAATACCTTTATAAGGCACCATAGCTTGTTCAATTACAGGTTTAGATTCAATGATTCTTAACGCAATTTCTTGAGTAATTTCCATAATATAACAGCTTTACGTCCTGCCGACGTTGTTTGTATTGGAAGTGCTGAGTCATCGCTACATTCCAAGATTAGACATATTTTAGGTATCTCGTAGCAATAAGCCACGGGTATATCCCAAAATTTAAAAAGGGTCGGGGCATGATCTTGGGTTATCCCACACTCACATCAACAATAAAAATTTTCAAAAATTTTAAAAAAAAATATTTTTCAATTCATCCATTTTAAGACACTATTTATACCTCAGATAATAACTAATACCAGACATGCTATTACAGTGTCTTAAATCAAACAAAACACATCAAATTTTAGATGTTGCAAAGTTACGTAACATCGTTCAGGTTATATAATACAAAATATCCACCTAAACTAATTAACAAATCATTTTCTGCTAAGAAGAAAAGAAAGTAACCAAAGAAAAGAAGAATATATATAATATATTCTCCAATTGCGCGTACACGCGCGCGTATTTATATAGCTTTTATGTGTCAATAAAAAATATTTTAAAAATAACTGTTAAAAAATTAGGAATTGTCATTTATTTTTCGTATCTTTGTAATGTTATAAACAACACGACAAAAACACAACAGAGTCGGACCGAGAGGCATAAAGGTTTTGGCAGGGAGGTGTATTATAAAAGAGGAGGGTTACCTTTAGTAAAATAATTAAAAATAAATTTGCATATTTTAAAAATATTTCGTATATTTGTATAAAATAAAAATAACAACTTTATGACAAGACCTAAGTTTAATATTGGTGAAAAAGTGTATCATAATACACCAGACTCCGATGAAGCTATTGTAGTAGATATACTTTATTCACATCTACTAGATAAAACAACATACATTGTATCTACAGGATTTGGTGCTGAATTTGAATGTATGGAACACGAATTAACTGATGAAAAATTATTATTTTAAATAACATGGATAATGAAACAAATGGGGTTTGGTTTGAACCTACAATAATTTATAGTAACGATCAACCTGCAGGATTTAAAGAGTGGTCTAAAGGAATCATCTATAATAAATACAAAATCACATTACCAGATGGTACATCTATGAATGCTAAAATGTTCTTAGATCTACAACAAAGATTTGAATCAGGTAATTATACAACATATTTGGTTAACAGATATGTTGAACAATAAAATAATTTAAAAAAAAGTTACTAAAAGTTTGCATATGTCAAATATTATTCGTATCTTTGTAGAGAATTTAAAATACATATAAAAATGGTAGATACGATACACGAAGTAATAAGAGAAGATTTATTATCAAATCAAAAAGAATTATTCAATTTATATAATTATTACACACATAAATATAGAAGTAACGATAGATTATTAGACATTAATGTTGGGTTATTTATTAATGATAAACAACAATTTGTAGCTCAAATTTATGTTGCTGATAAACATACTAAAATAAGAGAACAATTAATTCTGGATGAAAACCACACAGTTAAAGATACTAATATTATAGTTAAAAGATATGAATAAAGATAAACACATTCACGTAAGTTCAACTGTCAATATCCCATGTAGCAATGGGATATTAGATGAAACAGTTGACTTTTATAAAAGGACATTATTGTTTGATGCCGTCCGTAATGAAATTAATCTGGTCAAGTCAAAACAGAGTTACCCTCTAGATAACAGATCAGATGTAGAATTAACACTAGATGTAGTAATTGTATCTAAAGCTAGATACAATAGGTTAATTGAATTAGAAAAAGTTAATGAGCACACACACGAACAATTTAAAGAACTTAAAGTAAATGAGTAGTTTTAATACATCCTCTCGTAAAAAAAGTCTTATGTCTGATGATCGTAAGATTAAAAAACACGTTACAGCTTTTTACAAAATCATAGATGAAATTGAAGCTTTAGCTGTTAAAATTAAAGAATTAAATCTTGAAGTTACAGAAGAAAATGTAAAAGACATTGCTTCAGATATTATGGGTAGAGATTTAGATTCAATGGAAATCTTTTTATTAATGGGTAAATTAGAATCACATGTTGAACAAAGTGACAATTAAAAATGTATCTGCTTTTCTAGAAGGTAATTCTAAACAAATATTAGCAGGAATGGGATTACAACCTAAACATATTGAAGAGCAGGTTATGTACAGAGCATCCGTTTGTTCAGATTGTATGCAGGTAGGTAAATGTAAGATGTGTGGATGCTCACTACCTGGTAAATTACATGTTGCAAAATCATGTAATCCTGAAAGATTTCCAGATTTAATGAGTAGTAAAGAATGGGAAGAATTTAAAACAAAATTAAAATAATGATTAAAGAATATATAATACATAATGAACCTTTAAATGTTATTTTAGATAAGATTGCTACGTTTATTAAACATGTAACTAAGTTTGATGAATTACATGGTAATTATAATTACGAAGTATCAATATCTAAAAATAGAGATTTATGGAGTGCAAAATTAAAAATTGACAATGAAACGAAACATGACACTAAAATATCTAAAACAATTACTGAAGCACCTTCAGTATTATAATGATATGGCACCTTTCCCTGTATATGATACAGAATATGTTGAGGAGGTGAAAACTAAAATAAAAGAAATGGAAGAAAAAAGTAATGAATACGATGAGTTACCTGTAGTAGCTTGTAGACACTGTAAAAGTTTACATGTTGTATCTGATGAGTTAGACAATTCAATATGCATGCGTTGTGGTTCTGTAAATGAATTACAGGAGTTTGAAAATATTTATAAATATAAAGAATTTAAAGATGGCGAGAATTCCTAATACCGAGAAGAGAACATTAAAGACTGAGCCAAAATTAATGGTTGATCTTAATTTTGAACAGAAAGAATTTGTAGAATTGTTTTATCAGTACGATGTTAATTTCTTATTAGGAGATTTTGGATCAGGTAAGTCATTAGCTGCTGTACATACAGCATTAAAAGCTTTTAGAAAAAAGCAATTTAATAATATTTGGATTACTAGACCTATGATTAAAAATAATCTAGGAGCTTTACCTGGGGAGATTGAAGATAAATTAAGTCCTTACATATTCCCAATTATTCAAAATTTAGAAGTTTGTCAAGGTAAGGAAATGACTGAAAAGATGCAGAAAGAAGGTTTAATTAAGATTATGCCAATAGAGGTTGCCAAAGGTGTAACATTTATGAAATCTGTAGTTATTGTTGATGAATTTCAAGATATGGATTACGAAGATTTTAGAACAATTTTAACTAGATTGGGTAATGGAAGTAAAATGATATTTTGTGGATCCACCCAACAAGTAGCAAGACAAATTGGTAAAAACAGTTGTATTGAAAGAGTTGAAACTTTAAAAAATTCTAATCTTGTAGGTTTTAAAACACTAACTTCAAATCATAGAAATCCAATATTAACTGAAATAATTAAATATTTAGAAACTAAAAATGAATAATACTAAAATTGCGAATCTTAATGTTAAATTAAAAGATTTATTCTTTAAATGGTTGGATGTAACTAAAGCGTGGCATAAACTAAATAATCAACAACAGCAAGTATTAGCACTTTTATTATATTATCATTATCGATACAAAAAAGATATAACAAATAATAAAGTTCTTTGGAGACTTTTATTTGATTACGATACAAAAATTAAAATAAAAGAAGATCCTGTATTTGAAAAAGAATTGAGTGATAGTGCTTTAAATAATATTTTTTCAATATTAAGAAAAAAGAAGATTATTATAGATGGTGAAATATCACCATTGTATATTCCCGAGTTAGCATCTAAAAGTAATAATTTTAAAATCATTTTTAATTTTAACATCATAGACAATGACTAAATCAGACAATGATAAAATTAAAAAACTTATACATCGTATAGGGTTAAAGTATAATCTTAGAGATGAAGATGTAAATAAAATAATAACTTCACCATACATATATGTTAGACAGATTATCACAAATATGGAAATTGAAGAGAATATAACAGAAGACGAATTTAACAAATTAAAAACAAATTTTATATTTCCAAATATTGGAAAATTATATATTAAATACGGTACTGTATTGAGGTACCAAAATCAAAAAAAACATGATAGAACAAAGTAATTTTACGCAGGAAGAAGTATTAAAAATCGCTAAAGATTTTAACATTGAACCAATGTTCAATAAAGTGATTATCACATTAAACAAATTAGAAGAAGATGGTAATCTTGTATTATCTGAAAACATGTTGTCTGAAGAACAATATATTGTATCTAAGGGTGATACGGTTCGAGGTTTAGAAATTGGTCAAAAGGTAATTATTGATATTGAAAGAATGATGATTACTGTAAAATCAGAATCTGTAAATGCTTATGAGGATGTAAAACAAATTAAAATTGAACCTATATTGTATAATCATACAATGTTTGCAATCATTGAAGATAGATTAATTAAAGCTAAATATAAAAACTAATATGGAATTATTTTTACACATTATTGTAGGTCTAGCAATTGTAGGTCTTATTTATGAATATATACGATTACTTAAAGGTTATGAAAATCTTGCAGAAGTATTTGTAGATTCTGAAGCGGAATATTTTTATAACGAAAAAGAACTTCAGAAAACAATTGAAGAATTAAAACTTGAAATTGAATTACTTAAAACAGAGTCTGAAAAACAAACTCTTGAAGTAACACCTAAACCTGTAAGAAAGAAACCCGTTTCTAAAAAAATACCAAACGTAGAATAATGAAATTATTTGAAATGCGTGACTTCAATCTCCAAGTGATTCCAGAAGCTTGGGGATTGTTGCCGTTTAAGGCAATACTTAAACGAGATAAAAACCGTAATAAAGAAACTGCATTTAAGGAAATGTTATTTATATATTTTTATTGTGATATACGATCAGATTATGTTTATATAACAGACAATGTAGTTAGAACTACAGAAATTAAAAAAGATATTGGACTTTCTGAAGACTGGAAAATAGATGATGTAATCAA